CTAGTTAAGAATTGAGGATTAGTTTTATTATTTTTATCTAGAAAAACAGGTGCATTTTCATTATTTAATCGTAATCCAGTTCTGTTCATTCTTTCAACAAACTTATTTTGCGTAAAAAAAGATATTATATCCGCAAGCATATCAACTTTGGTATCTGAGTAAACTATAGTATTGCCTGTATTTTTATTTTTTTCAGGAAATTTAACATTAAGACTAAAATTGTATGGAGTTGGTCCGCTATAATTTGCTGTAGCTACATTATTAGAATCAGAAAAATATTGAGTCATAATTTCGTATGGCTTGTCAATAAGGAATTCTTCATTAAATGGAATATATGCTTTTTGTGCGGCTTCTTGAGGAGAATTTTGATTTAAGGCTTTTGTTATGTTAGAAGCGTTATAAAAGACACGATTTATTTTTGTTTGATTAGTTAAAATAACTCCGTATTTTTTTAAATATAAACTGCTATCTGGATAGTACCAATAATCGTAATCTAATCTATAATTGTAGTCTTTTTTATTAGAACTCGTAATTAAATCACTAGGAGATACCGCATAGTTATTAAAAAAGGCATTTGTAACAGTTGAAGGAGTTGATTCTAAATTTTCGTTCTTTTTATTATCTTCTAATAGAATAGCTTGCCAACTGTTATACTCTTTTTCTATCTGCGCTGCTCTTTCGGCTTCTTTTGTTTGTTTTTCTTTCGCGGCGGCTATTGCTTTTTCTGCATTTTCTTTTGCCTCTTGCTCTTTCTGTATATCTCTATAAATGTTATTTAATTGTTCTATTGTAAATTTTAAAGGCTGAGCTAAAGTTGCAGGTTGGTTTATCTTTAAGCTATCTGCTAAAGATCCAAGTCCAACCAATTTTAAAACGCAATCGTATCCGCCTTCTTGATTGTAAGAGAAAGAGAAATTACTAACCATGCCCAACATACCATCGTAGTTGCCTTTGGACTCTCTTCTTTTTGCGCCTAATTGAAGAGCTATCTGTTCTTTTGTTAAGTTATCTTTAAAAGGATCTAGACTAAGAAGTTCTGTGGCTTTTAAAGCTGAGGATTCCGACTCGTAGTAGAAAGTATTTCCCCATTCCAAAAACATCATGTATCCCAATTTAAAATACAGGGCATCTATTATGTCTAATTGACTTTTGTCCCAAACTTTAAATTCTATTGTTGCGCCTCTAATAGATCCCAATCGGCCTTGAGTTTCTACTACCACTCTAGTTAAACCTGGCATTGGGCGGTAACCAAAATCTCTTACTTCTTGATTTCCCAACATTGAGTAAGTTTCTTTAAAGCCTTTTCTTAGTGTATAAGTTGCTACTCCGTTCTGATTGCCGTATTTAGAAACTCCTCCGTAAAGTACAAAGTTTTTAGCTAAATCTTCTGGCTTAGCTAAAGTTATCCCAGTTAAATCTTGAAAATATTTTGTATCTGATGCGGCGGTTATATTGATAGAAGACACTAATCTAACCCAACCAGTTTTGTTTGCAAGATACTTTAAGTTTTCATTGTCTCTATTGGTTTGAGTACCTTTTTTGCTTCTAGTTTTTAACTGTTCTAAAAGCCAAAAAGGAATGTGAGTGCCAATGACGTTAGATATTTTATTATCGTTTATTGCCATACTATCTTAGTGAGTTAGCGTTTCTGTATTGATTAACTACAGACTGAATATCTGAAGGAATTCTTAATTGAGCGCCTGGCGGTGGATACAATGAATCGCCTGGTAATGAATTTGCGGATGCTATAACCCACCAAAAACTCGTGTCTCCGTAAAAGTCATAGGCCATTAAATCCAATCTATCACCTAATACTACTATCACGTAAGTATCGTCTTCTGAAACTGGAATTTCTGGATAAACGTTGTTGACATAGTATTGACTACCTGTTGCCTGGTATTTTGTTACGTCTATATTTTGGTATCTGTTAAAACTCATATTCTTCTAGTATTGTTATTAAAGAACCCGGATTCTTCTAGACCAGAAAGTAGTTCTCTAGTTGCTGAGGCTTCGTTTATAAGATCTCTAGTTTGTTGTTGTAATCTATCACTTTCTTGTCTTAATCTTGTAGTATCAGTTTCGTTTTTAGCTTCACTATCTACTATCATATTTCTATTTGCTAATAGAGCAGGTATATCGTTAAGCTCTTGTGCTCTTCTTGGTAAAATGTCCATGATAGGTTTGAAGCTAACAGCAACGTTTAAGTAATGCGGCAACTCTCCTACTGCTCTGCTTTCTTTTTCGTCTTTTAAAGAAGCTATTTCCCAAGAGGTATCTTCTTCTATCGTGATGTTGATGCTTTCTAAAACTCCAGGAGTCCTATATAAATAATCTCCTATTGTTAATTTAATGATAGGCGCTCTCATAGCTGAAGTAGTTGGACTGTAATCTGGGTAAACTTGACTGGTTAAATAGTTAAGCTTCTCGTACATTGGTCTTAATTCTGGTCTTGATTGCGCAAATATTTTGAAAGAAAAATTGACAGTACGATCGAATCCTTGATACGTTCTAAAATTTTCTCCTCTACCCAAATATTTAAACGTGTTATATTCTGCAGCGTGATTATCACTTATACCAGATAAAAATGCTCTAAATACTAAAGCCGTAGTTTTCGTAGGATTATCATTAGATATCGCTTCAAAACCAAATTTAATTATGTCTTTAGCGTATGGATTTTCAAATGGAGAATCCCCCTCTTTAACATTAAACGGCAGCAAAGTGTTTAATCTATCTACGCCTACGTCTGTGCCTTGAACATAAGAGGTAAACGTACGATTATCTCTGCTAATTTTAGGGTCTCCAGGATTTCCGGATTTCATTTTATTTTGAATGCTATCTTCAGCAAAATTCCAAGCTTTCGCTCTTTGAGATGGACTTGCTACTTGACTTCTAAAATCCTGTATCTTTGAAATGTTTTGAAATAAAGAATTAGTTTTATTTTCTTGTTGAATCTTTATCTGATCGTATGTAAGAGTAAGTATGTTAGAAACTAGTGTTGTATCTGTAGCTCTTCTTACTATAGTTTTTCCAACTCCGTAAGTAGAACCTGGCCCTTGTATGTAGTCGAATAGTATACTTTTATTCAAAGACATTCCCAAAGTATTGTACAAATTGGGATCTGTAAATCTTACCTCTTTATTGCTATTAAACATTTTAGTTTGGTAGAAAGCAATCAATCTGTTTCTGTCTTTTCCGTTTACTGTAGTGAATTGCTTTTGAATGGTAGCAGCGTAAAAGTTTTGAAATTGAAAGCCATTGATACCTATTCTGTCAGGTCTGTATCCTGTGCCAGAAGTTAGTACAGCGCTCAATAAATTTTTTCCACTTGGATCGTATATCCACGTGTTTGGAATAGAACCAAAAGAAGTAGATTGGTAACCTTGCGTGGTTTCCATTCTAGGATTTGTCTTTTGTAATTCTACTTGTTTTTTCAAAAAAGCTGGTCCTCTTGAACCATCTTTAAGAAATTTAGATATTCTTAATTGATCAATCTCGCCTGTTAAAGTTCTTCTAGCCGTTCCTGTTCCTGGGTCCAATTCTGATCCACCTCTTATAGGATAATCTAAACTGTTTCTGTTTCTTTGATAAAACTGTAAAATAGAATTCGTAACTGGCCCAACGTCCTGCATCGGAAATTTAACGTAAGGTAAACCAGAGTTTCCTCCTTGAGGTTGATCCATTCCGTATTTCAACGTAGTGAAGTCCGTCTTCTGATCTAAGAAAACTGAATCCTGTAAATTTGGTGAATTATAGTTTAGCGGCATTACGAGTTATATCTAGTTGTGTCGAATTTTGTGTAAGAGTTGTTTTCGAAACTGTTTAACATTAATTTACCGGTTGGAACTCCGTCTAATACCACATTGCCAGTTACAAATTTTATTTGAGAGTTTGAACCATCAGATTTTTGATTCGCTAATTTGGCCAATAACTCAACAGTTTTTCTTGAATTTTCTGCGGTCATTTTTATCAACTGTAAACTGTTAGCTCCTAAATAGGTTTCACCAGAGTGAACTTCAGCAACTCCGGAAGTTTGAACTAATCCGCCTTCGTCTAATTTTCTTAATTTTCCTAAACTACTTCCTCTTAAATTTTGCGCGAAGCCTTTGATAGTATCTCCGTAATCTTCTGCTATTTCGTCCTTTCCAATTAAGAATATATTTGCTATTTTAGCAGCCGCATTAACGAAAGTTCCAACACCTTCTAAAACTGTAGCGAAGAAATCTTTTAAACCGTTTACGAATCCTTGAATTTGACTTGGATCTGACATGAACTTTATTGCTTTGTCTATGAATTCAGTAACTCCTGAATTAGACGTTAATTCAATAAAGCCTTGTTTAATTTTATTTATGAGGCCAGCCAATCTTTCTTGAGCAGTTCCGCTTACGATCTCTATGTACTGCTGTTTCTCTTGTTCGTTAGTAATATCTTTTAAAGTTGCAAATTTAGCTTTAGCTAATTTATATTGGTCTTCTGCATTAGTTTTATCTGTGGCCCCTATTTTAGACAAAAACATTTGCTTCTTAAGCATATCAGACAACGTATCTCTTGATAAACCTACGGCTTCTGCAATTGCTTGCTGATTAATTCTATTGTCTTTTAGAAATGCATCTACGCTTCCGGCATTTTTTGTAATCTCTTCTGCAAGTCCAACTAAATCATTATTTAAAGCTGCTTCTCTGGCTTTGTTAAGATTCATTTCTCTGCCTGTCAATACTTGGGCTTCCATTTCTTTGCTAATGGAAGTCTCGTAATCCAAGAAAGAATCTGCTAACGCGTCTACCTGTTTTAATTCAAGACCCATTGCTTTTACTTGCAGTACAGCTTTTGTAATTTTTTCTGGATACTTTGCAAATGTTAATCCTAAGTAGCCTCCTAAATTGCTAACCTCTTTTAACACTGCTTTATAGTCTTGAGCGGCTAACCCTGCTTTTTGAAGATTTTGTACTTGTTGTATTACGTTTCCAACAATGTCAGCTGACTCTTTTCCAGTAATTACAGAAGTTTGAGCAATGCTGGCTTGTATATCCTCTTCTAACCCAAGGATATCTTTTAATTTTATATTTGTGCTTAGTATCTCTTTAGAAAAAATTGCAGTAGTTCCCAATTGTCTACCAAGATCTATTTGAGCTTCGTATAACCTTTTAGCATTTAAAAAAACGTCAGAGCTATTTTGGGCTATATCGCTAAAATTATTCGCTAGCTTTTGAGATTCGTCTGCGCTTAAACCAAGTTCGCGACCCATTTTTACGAACTGAGAACTCGCATTTACGGCCAAATCCATGAACGTAGACATCATATCGACCACTCCACCAAGCAATCCACCTACTAACGGTATTTTTTCTAAGAACCCACTAATTGGTTTTGTAAGATTTTGAATTGGTCCTTCCGCTAATTCACCGCCAATTCCCTTCATTGCGCTTCCTAAAATACCTGCTGCGCTCTTAAATACATTAGATATTCCTTTGCCTATTTTACCTAGGACTACAGCTAATACTGCAGGATCAGCTAACGAAGAAACTGCGCTTTTAAATAGTTCACTCATTCCGGTTCCAAAAACCTTAAATTTGTTTCCTACACTTTGTAAGCCTTTTTCTAATCCTTTTATTGGTTTTTTTCCTTCTAATTCTCTTTTAGCCGCAGCAGCTTCTTGTTCTGCTTGAAGTTTCCTAGCTTTTAAAATCATTGCTTCATAAACCTCTTCTCCAACTCCAAGTTTTTTAGCAAAATTCTCTGCTACGATTCCAGTCAAACCTATAGAATTGCGAATCTCTTTCTCTTTCTTTAACTGAATATCTAATTCTTTTCCTGTTAATTCTGAGACTTCTAAACTTTTTTTTCTTGCTACATATTCGCCTTGAAGTGGAGTTAGATTTCGAGTAGCCACTGTAAGTCTTTCCTCAGATAACTCTAATTGTCTTTCTGCGATTCTAATTTGAGATTCAGTTCCTTTCCTAAGCGCGATTGCTAAGTTCTTCTCAGCTTTTTCTTTATCTGATAAAATTTTAAAATAGTTATCAGCATCTTTTAATTGATTCTCAGATAACTTAACTTGTGTTTCTGTAATCTTAGCTCTTTGTATAAAGGATTGAGCAGTAACTCTGTTTATATCGCCTTGGATTCTTTTAACGTCTAAGCTAGAAGTTCTAAAACCATCAATAGAAGATCTAACCTTATCGTAACCGTTAATTAGTTTATTTAATTCCCTAACTTGGTCTTTAATAATGTCGTTAAAGTCTTCACCTTCTCTTACCAACTGTTTTAAGCCTTCTTTAAGTGCCTTTACGTCATTTACTGATTGAGCGCTTTGAGATGGACCTCTTTGTTGACCTGAGGATTGGTTATTATTTTGATTTTCGTTTGCCATGGCTACAAATAAATATTTAAGCCTTAGGTTTTGCCTTGCTTGTTACGTAAGAAGGTTTGGATTGAAGAGTTTGCTTAACTGCATCAGGCATTTGAACTTTGCTCTTATCAGTTTGCTCAGTAATAACTTTGTCGTTTTCGTTCTGAGCTTCTTGCAATCTATCTAGGTGCTCCTTTATCTTTTTTATATTGAATTTCCTCTTTGGGATATCCATGTTCCAGACTTCGGTATAATTGAAACCTCCGCCCCCATGATAAACGAGGTCGAAGACTTCAGTCATAAAGATAGATCTATATTCCTGACCCGGGAAAAAAGAACTCGGCTGTCATTGGCAGCTCGTCGATGACCTCCTCTCCATCTTTAGTCGTGAAAGTGATCTTTGTGTCGATATCTGGAATAACACTTTCGATAAATCTTCTTAATTCGATAGAGTCTCTTGAAAGTAAAGCACCCGAGTCAATAAAGTCTCTAACGGTCTTTGTAGAATAGTCTCCGTTAACAGATGTGATTTGATGTTTTAACTTTGTAGTCAATAAACCTGGCGCAGCTTCTCCTAAATTCTTTTTCATGCCTTTCATCTCGTCGTCGATTTTTCTATCGTCTGCAATGGTTAAGGCCTTAAAAGTAATGGAGTTTTTAGTGTAAGGCAATTCGAAGCTGAATTCGTTCTTTTCGTTGAATAAAGAGGCATCAACAGCCTTGTATTTAACAGATTGTAAGTCGCCCTTTACAACTTCTGATTCCATAGTATTTGGATTGAAGTAGTTAAAAGAGTAGTCTTTACCGTAAGCTAATATTCTAGCCGCAATAAGGATAGCGTTCCTGTCGCCCAGGATCAGATCCTCGTAGCTTATAGGAGTCTTAATGATAGATTTAAGCATCTTCTCAATGGCTAAGCCCTGACGTAACAGATTCGCATTGGTAAGAATGTCTTCTTCCCTTGCGGTCATGTATTTAATTTCAATTTGGCCTGATGCTAATGGAGAGTCTTTTGGGTATAATAAACCCTTTGAAGGAAGATCTACCATTTCGGTAGGTACTGTAAACTTTGATTCTGACATGTAATAACTATTTTAAATAAATATAAACTATTAAAATTTCCGGGAACAAAAAAAGACCGCGGTGAGGCGGCCTTTCTTTTATATTCGTTATTGGTATCTTAGAAATTCAAGATAGCGTAGTCCATTCCTAAAGTTAAACTGATTTCGGTAGGATCTGAAGTAGACCAATCGTAAGTTCCGAAGTTTGTTTCTTTGATGAAAGCGCCCTTACAAATCCACTCTGATACGATATCTCCAACTGGACCTAAGATTGACAAGTTTACGTCTTTCTTATAGAAGTCAGAATAACCGTTTCTACCAGTTACAGACTCATGATGTAAACGTACCCATTCCATTACAGCTTCTTGACCTGATGGGCTGATTGGATTGTATAAAGACAATGTGATGTCTCTCCACTCAGCTTTTCCTTTAATCTTACGGTAAACATTGATGTGATCTAATTTGATCTCGTTTAAAGTAAGACCTGGAGCGTCTGCTTTTTTAATCATATATGAAGGAATACCGTCGATGTACATTACAAATCTATTCGATACTGTAGGTTCGAACGCGGTAAACATTATTTCATTTGGGTCTAATACTGGCATTTTTTAGTGTATTTAGTATAAATATTACTTTACTTATTTTTTCTTCTCAGCCGCTTTTTTCTTATCTGCAGCTTTTTTGTCAGCAACCTTCTTAGCTTCCGCTTCTTTCTTTTTCTTCTCGTCAGCTTTTTTCTTGTCTTCAGCAGCTTTTTTAGGGTCTACTTTCTTAGCTTCGTTCATAGCCTCTGCGCCTTTTCTAGCCCATTTTGTTTTTAACCATTGCAAAATTTGGCCAAGGTCTACAGTAACTTTTTTAAGCAACTCTCTTTGTTGAGGGTCCTTTTCTACGTTTATTTCTTGCATTATCATTTTAAGCGCTCTGTTAACAGCCTCGATTGTGTCTGCATCCATTCCTCTTCTGTTGTCCTCTTTTACAGGAGTTTCAGTTTCTTCTTTGATTATTAACTTAGCCTTTACACTCTCGTATAAATGCGCTGGTACTTTGATTCTAATAATTGTATTATCGTTCATTTGATATTCTATTTGTTATTATTGGCCAAATGTTGCTCCTGTAGGTAAAACGTTGAAGTCTAATTGAATAAACTCAGCAGTTTTAGTTGGTTGTAAGTAGATAGATCCTACTAATTGGTTTCTATCGATTACGTCAGGAGTGTTATTACTATCATCCATTACTACTTGGAATGCATATAAACCTTGTCTTTGTTGTACTGACTCTAAGTAAGGATTAACTTGACTTAAGAATCTGTTACGAGTAACTTGTGTGTTAGGCTCGAATACAAGAGTTTCTGCAACTTGACCAATGTAGTCTTTAAGAGCAATCAACAATCTTCTAACGTTAACTCTGTCTAATGCAGAAGGTTTTTGTTGAAGTGTCTTTTGACCGTAGATAACCGTACCAACTCCAGGGAATGTAGCAATTGGGTTAACAGATCCTTGATATACTCTGTCTCTATCGTTTGAAGTTAATTTTCTTTCTGGCTGTACAACTGTTGGTAAACCACCTCTGTTTAAACCAGCTGGTGCCCACCATTCTGCAGCAACTCTATCGTTGTACTCGTAAGCAGCAGGAACGATTGTAGAAGCTGGGATAAAGTTTAATTTACCAGTCTCTCTTGATCTAACCTGTACCCAAGGCCAATAAGTAGCTGCGTAAGAAGAATCGAATGCAGTTACTTGAGAAAGTAATACTGGAATAGATTGTCCGTAAGCAACCATATCAACTACAGCAATACTGTCTCCTCTTGTTTGAGCCGTGTTAACTACTGCAGTTACTTGGCTAGGAGCGTTTGTGTAAGTTAAACCTGGAGCGTATATGATATTGAATTTATATGCGTCTGTATTTCCTAATAAATTGATAGCTGTATTGTAATCTGAGTTACGTAAACCTTGAATATTAGTATTAGGAGTGATTCCGCTTGCATTAACATTAGGAATTCTTTCAAAGAAGTTAACTGGTTCTACTCCGAATGAACCGAAGATATCTCCAACTGCTCCACCGAAAGCTCCGTTTACTGAACCAGATCCTACGTTAGGAATTGATGAAGTAAATTGATTTTGTGCTTGACCGTAAGCGTTGAAATATCCAGGAGTCGGAGTATTTACAGTTCTAACTCTTACATATCTACTGTTGTTTTGGTAAGAACCAGTTTGTTGTAAGTAGAAGTTGCCTAAATCGTCTGTAGCAACAGTTTGAGTTTGATCTCCGATTACGTAAGCGATATAGTTACTTTGGTTTGGATCTAATGATAAGCCGTTCCATGTTTCAAGAACTGTCTTATTGTTTTGATAATCGTCACCGCGTCTAAGGATAATATTGAATTGGCCTGAACCTG